CGAGGAAGGTCAACGGGATCAACGCGATCCCGGCCACCGCCACCGAGGCCGCCGCGCCGATCGCCGCGAGCGCACCGACCGCGGCCCCGGCGCCCGCGATCATCTCGACGACGTGAGAGATCTCCTTACGGAGCAGCGACGTCTCACCCTTGAAGATCAGCGTGACGGTGGGCCCACCGATGGCCATCGGTTACCCCCGTGTCGCAAACCCCGAGGCGTGGCAGGCCCGGCGCAGTCCGTCCGCCATGTCCGGCTCGATGCCCGGCTTGATCCAGTGATAGGACCGGAACATGTACCGGCCGCCGGTCAGCCATAGCCGGTGGTTCGCGTGCCGCCGCCCGACCCGGCCGCCGAAGTCGAGCCATCCGACGTAGGGGAAGGTCACCGAGCCCTCGGACACGCTGGCGTGCATCCCGGGCGCGTGGTGCGACTCGATCGAGTGCCGGGCGTGCCGCGGGGCCGGGCCGTACGGGAAGACCAGCCGGGTACGGAACGCGACCTTGTCCGCGGTCTCGTTGCACACGTGCCCTAGCTCGCGCTCGGCGTTCGGCCCGAGCGAGCGCAGCCGGGCCCGGACGTCGAACCATTCCAGTACCGCGTAGAGGCCCATTACCGGCTCACCCCCCGCGCGCTAGTTGCGCCTCCTGCCCGCGCCGACCGTGGTAGACCGTCCATTCGAGATACTCCCGGTAGGTCATGCGCACGGACAGTTCGTCGACCGTCATCCCGAGTCGATCGGCCAGGAAAAAAGCGAACTCCTCATCCGGCCGCGCCTCGAAATCGCTTATAGGCAGCCTTACCCGCGCCGACCTCCATACCGGAGATCTCCAGGACCTTATTGACCAGGGCGAGCAATGGACCGCCCGCGGGTGACCGGTCCTGCCAGAGCGCGACCTCTTTTCGGGAGAACGTCGGATCGACGCACGCGAGCGAGATGACGACCTGTTCCATTTCGGCCGCGTCCAGGTCCCGGCCGTAGACCGTCATGGCCTGCGCCCGGGACAGGGCCTTGATCTTGATCACGCCGAACCCCGGCACCGGGAAGTCGACGAGCCCGAACCCTGTCCCGGGGGCCAACAGCGCCGCTTTGTCGACGATCTGCCCCGGGTCGATCTCGCCGATGGTCGCGACGCCGCTGCTCTCGATCTCGTCACTCACTGCCGTCTCACCTCACGTGTCCGATGTCGTGATCTCGCTGGTCTCGCTGGTCTCCTGCGGTGCCGGATCCGGGACCGGTTCCGGGACGGGTTGCTCGTCCGGTTCGGCCTCGCTCGGCGTTGACGCCCGGCTGTCAACGCTGAGAGCTATGGGGGGTCGGTGACCGCCACCGCCCCGGAGCCCTGGAACTGCGCGGAAAACTTGATCATGTCCGCGACCGGGGCCGTCTCGGTGTAGGTGGTGCACAGTGCGTCGAACGTGCGGGTAGGCCCGGCGCTCGCACCCTCCGGCTTGTAGATCATCTCCGCGATCGCGCCGACCAGCGGTTCGAGCACCGCGCGGGGCCCGGTGGTCTCGGTGTCGTCGTAGATCCCCTCGATCTTCATCGAGGATTCCTTGAGTCCGCCCGCGAATACCTTGGTGTCGTTCCCGAAAGTGGTGACGTCGTGCGAATCAGCCTTTAGCTCGTATTCACACGATGTGCCGTAGACGCTGAGATCCTTGGCGTCGACCGAGACGACGACACCCTTACCGTGCACGACGCCCATTTCATTTCCCCTTTCCGAGGACACGCACCCGGAACATTGCCGATTGGTATTCGACACCGGCCACGGTGGCGATAATGAATTCCGCATCCATCACGTGCGCGATGTCCCACACGGTCGTGACGTGCGACTCAATGGCTTGCTTGATCGAGGTTCCGCCGATTCCGTCGACATAGACCCCGAGTGCATCGCGAACCGACCCCGCATCGCGCCCGCCGACGAATACGACGACGGACAGCTCTACGTCCTCGGTCCCGTTGCCGAACGACTCGTCATAGGAATAGCGCCGCGGATAGGACACCATCGCCTGCGGGGGATTCACCCGGTTCTCCGGATAGGGCGTGACCCGCAGGCCGCTGATCACGCCGCAGGCCGTGCCCAGGCCGTCCATGATCTCGATCAGCCTCACGCCAGCACCGTCCCGATCTTGCGGACGAACGGCCGGATGAGGGTTTCCACGTCGGGATCGAGCCGGGCCAGTAGCCGCACCTCGGAGCCGACCTCGGGCGACCCGGCCACGCCGAACGGCGCGTCCCGACGGCTGATCAACCGGGACGCCTGGATCATGCACGCCTCGTGCACCGCCACCGGGACGGCGGGCCAGCCCCACTCGGCGGTGACCCTGACCGAGTCCGCGATCAGCGGGGGACAGGGCATCGAGCTGCCCGCGAACAGCACCGAGGTCCACGGGAGGCCCTGCCCCTCCGCGTTGCGCGGCAGCAGGATCATCCCGATGATCTCGACGTATGCCCCGTCGCCAGAGAGGTCGGCCGCCACTTCGAGCCCGACCTCACTGGCGACGTCGTCGACCAGGGCCACCCACTGATCGCGGACCGGGCCGTCATAGCCGCGCCGGGACGGGGTGAAGTAGCGCGCGTCCGGCTGGTCGGTCCGGCCGAACTGCCGCCAGTGCCCCGGCCGCGGGTCGCAGGCGTGATCGATCATCCGCGAGGCACCGGCCAGCGCCGCCGTGATCACCGCATCGTCGGCATCGTCAGGGATGCGGACGAAGTCGGTGAGTTCGTCGACGGTCGCGTAACTCGGTGCCCACGGCATGACCGGCGCCTACGTGGAGGACCCGGCCGAGCCGCTCGGCTCGGACGTTCCGGACGACTCGGCCGGGCCCGTGGCGGGTCCGCCAGAGCCCGAGTCCGCCGTCTCGGTGCCCCCGGCGGACCCGGGCGAGGTGGACGACGCCGGACCCTCGGTGGGGAGGGTGGGCGAGCCCGAGGGGCCCGACGTCGTCGAGGTCTGGCCCGCGCCCTGCGTACCGGACGTGTCGGCCGGGATCGTCACCGGCCCCCCGGAAGCCGACTTGTCCGACGCCGTGGGCACGCCCGCGGGCAGCTCGTTGGATCCCGGCTGCGTGGTGCCCGGCACGGTCGCGTGCACCGTGGCGGGCGCCTCGTCGGCCGGGGTGTCCGTGCCGTACGGCCCCGCGCCGAGCTGATCGGGCATTCCCGGCAGCGTGATCGGCCCGCCGAGCATCGGTGTCTCGGCGGGCGCGATCTGGCCCGGCTCGATCTGCTCGACGGTCGGGGTGTGATGGGTGGCCCGCTTGTCCTGGGCGATCGTCGGCGGCCCGACCCGGCCCTTGACGTGGCTCTGCGCGTCGGTGGCCACCTGCTCGCTCGACGGGTCGCCCGGGACCGGGCCGCCCTCGGGTCCTGCGCCGCCGCTGGGCGCCCCGGGAGCGGTACCCGGCGCACCGGCCTCCCCGCCCGCCTCGGCCGCGCTCACGGCGCTCTCAGAGCCCGTGCCGCTGGCGGTGTCGGTGGTGCTGCCGGTGGTGCTGGCGCCGGACGTGGTGCCCTCGGTTCCGGTATCCGGATCCGTCTTGGCCGCGGTGGTCTCTGCGGACGATGCGGAGGTGCTGGTCTCGTCAGCCATGATCTCGATTCCCTTCTCAGCTCGCGGCCGTGATCTCGACACGGCGGACGGAATGAGCCGCCTGTCGCACAATGACGGCGGAATAGGCCCAGACGCCGAGCTTGATAGATTCCGGGCCCGCCACTTCCTCGTAACGGAATCGCAGAACGGAGCCCTCGAAAAGAATCGTGTCGCCGCTGCGGAAAACGAGGATGTTTTCCGGGTAAGCGGTGCCCGATCCAATTCCCAGGCCATCGGTAGCCGCCACACCCATTCCGCCAACCGAGCCGGGAACCTGCACCGACCCGCGGCCCGAGACGTTCACGAGTTCGCCCTCGGCCGGGTAGAGCCGCCGCCCCGCGGTGTCGCGGAACTTCATGAACCGGCCCCACCGAGAGATCCGCATCGCCAGCGCGTCCGCGGGCAGCTT